GATTGAGGTTAAAATAATATGAGTTACAATCAATATATGGAAGAACGAAATGACTTTTATGTTTATGTGCATACTCGTGCTACAGATGGTAGAATATTTTATGTAGGTAAAGGTATGGAGAAAAGAGCCTGGAGTAAATATAGTAGAAATAAACACTGGAAGCATATTGTAGCAAAGTATGGTTACAATGTTGCAATAGTTCAGGATAGCTTAACAGATGAACAATCTCTTACTTTAGAGATAATGTTAATTGCTGATATTGGTAGAGAAAATTTATGTAATTTAACAGATGGTGGTGATGGTAGTTCTGGTCTTATACATTCAGAGGAAGCAAAGAGAAAAGTTGGTGATGCTCAAAGAGGCAAAAAAATTACAGAGGAACACCGTAGAAGAATTAGCGAGTTTCATACAGGTAAACAAATTTCAGATGAAACTCGCATAAAAATGAGTGCTTGGCAAAAAGGTAAACCTGGTAAAAAATGGAGCCCAGAATCTATAGCAAAAAGAGAAGCTACACGAGCTCGTTACCGATTATTAAAACAACAACAATTAAATGACCCCGCATCAATACAAAATTCTTAACTCGTTTGCACAAATAGTTAAGCCAGAGCAAACCCGTGGTATTGTAGAGTGGGCCAAGGCATATGTCTCTCTAAAACGCAGCGCAAGATCAGAAAAGGCAGACCTTACTCAAACGCCTTGGTTAATAAAACCATTGGAAAGTATATTAGGTAATAATGCTAAGGAGATAATTATACTTGCACCAACAGGTGGTGGTAAATCCACGATGCTCGAGATTGCAGCAACATATATTGTAGCTGAGAAGCCTGGGCCTACTTTAATACTTACACAGAGTGATCCTGATGCCTATGAATTTTTCCAAACTGGTCTTAAACCTGCACTAGAGAATTGTGTTCTTATTAAGCCATTTTGGCCTTCCAAGAATAATCAGATCAGAAAAGACTTTATACAGTTTCCTTCAATGCCATTATGGGTATCAGGTGCAAACTTAAACAACCTACAAAGTAAGTCTTGTGATGTAGTTATATTCGATGAGGCCTGGATTGTAAAGAAAGGTCTTATTGCAGAAGGTCGTAGAAGAACTCATGATCGCTTTAATAGTAAGGTAGTATTAGCTTCTCAAGCTGGAGTAGTAGGTGAGGATCTTGATACATCATATGATCAAACTTACAAACACGAATTCTCTTTTAAATGTAGAGGTTGTGGTAATTTTCATGCATATAACTTTGAAGATGTTAAGTATGAATGTATTAAAAATGAATCAGGCATTTATAAATGGGAGAGTTTAAGTGCTTGGTATGAGTGTCCAGGTTGTGGTGAGAGATATGAGGATACAGTGAGTGATAGAAGAGCAATGTCTGACTCTGCAGAGTATATTCCTGCACACTCTGAGAATCCTGTTAAGGGTCATATTGGATTTCACTTTAGTGCATTAAATGTATGGTGGATATCTTGGGAAGTGCTTGTGCAAGAATTTTTAAAGGCAAAAGACCTTGCCAAAAATGGGAACTTTAATGCATTAAGACAATTCAATCAAAAGAGATTGGCAAAGCCTTGGAGTGACTTATCTCAATTCGATAATGTAGAAGCTGTAACTCCTTCACAATACAGTGTTAATGACGGACATCAATTAGATATTACAATCCTTACAGCTGACGTTCAAAAGCAAGATATCTGGTATACAGTTAGAACATGGGCAAGAGATGGTTCATCTAAATTGCTTGAAGCTAACAAAGTTGTGGATTGGAGAAGTTTAAATCTCATACAAGAGAAATGGAAGATCAAACCAAAGGCAGTATTTATTGACTCCGCTTATAGAACTGAGGAAGTTAAAGGTGTTATTGCAAAAAATAATTGGTTAGGCTTAAACGGTCGAAGTGAATCTCATTACACTATCACAGATAAGAGAGGTAAGAAGATTAAAAGACTTTTCAGTGCTCCTAATAGACATAAAACTGCAAATGGTGAAGCTGTTATTACTTACTATAGCTCAAATGGTGCTAAAGATATTCTTGGCATCCTTAAAAGTGGTCATGGTGCTAAATGGGAAATACCTTGTGACATTGGTGATGAATATTTATCTCAGATTGACTCAGAAGTAAAAATACTTGGACCAAATGGTCATCCAATGTATAAAAAAGTTAAGTCAAACAACCACATGTATGATACAGAGGTTATGAATTTAATTGCAGCGATGATGTGGTCAGTTTACCCAACAGTAACAGTTCAAGAAGACTAATATAAAATTTTAAATAGTTTTTTGACACTATCCATGTTTTATGGATTTGGTTCTAGCAAAAACGCTCTTTAGATGGGCAAAATGTAATACTGAGCGCCAGCAACAACTAGAGGGTTGGCTCGATGCCGCAATTCTTAATATTGCTCAAGGCAAAGGTGGTTCTGTTGTGTCGACGACAGCAAATGGTATCTCAGTTACATTTTCTACCAATGGCTTAACTAATAACACATGGGCTGCTACAGTTGGTCGTGCATTGGAAATGATCGAGCGTGGAACATCAAAAACAACAGTGGTAGGAATCCCAAACTAATTTTATGGATACAGCAAGTAATACTTATAGTGATCGCCAATTTGTAGAGGGAGCTAGACGCAGATGGAACCGTAAATGGGAAACTCTTGCAGCAAAAGATCTTGATGATCTTATCTCACAGAGTGCTCATAATGTTATTGTTTCCAACAGTCGTAAGCTGTATGCAAACCATGGTATTGTTCGTGGTGTATGCAACCAAAAGGCAATGTATGCAGTTGGACAAGCTTTCCTACCTCGTTTTTTGGGAAAGGATAAGGAATGGAAAGAAACATCAACAGAATGGCTCAACAACTGGTATAAGACATGCAATGTTTCTGGTTTTGATTTTCAAACAACTCTCTATTTGATCTCTGTTGCAGTAGATAGAGATGGTGATGCATTTGTTTTACTTACTGAGACTGATAGCAAATATCCTCAGATTCAACTCATACCTGCTCACCAAATTGGTCAGCGCAATGATGATAAGCTTGTTGCAGAAGGTCGTTACAAAGGAATGAAGATTAAAAAGGGTGTCATATTCTCTAAGAGAAATCGTCCTGTAGCATATAGAGTTTTAGGTGAAACACCTGCACAAGATAGAGATATATCAGCTCAAGACTTAATTCCTGCAATGGATCCTGAGTTTGCAGAACAATCTCGTGGTCTTGGTTTATTCTCTCATGCAATCAACCAGTTCAAAGACATGGCTGAATCTACTGAGAAGGAATTAACAGCTCAATTACTATTAGCATCAATTGCATTTATCGAACACAATCCTTTTGGTGGTGCAGATGAAACAAATGCTACATCTGAGTATGAATCTATCGATGGTAATCCAACATGCGTTAACTATGACGAAGGCTCAATTAAGTTCTTCAAGTCTGGTGATGGATCCAAGCTAGAAGCAGTTACAAACAACAGACCAAGTGCTGAGTGGCAAGCTTTCCATGATAGACTTGAGCGTATTGCTTTAGTTGGTACAGGATGGCCAAGAGTTCTTGTTGATGCAGCTAAAGGTAATGGTGTTGCAGATAGAATTGCTTTAAGACAAGGTCAAAGAGCAGTAGAAGACAGACAAGCTCTACTTAAACCTATTGCACTTCGTATGGTTACTTATGCTATTGCCAGAGCAATTAAGCTTGAGCTATTACCATTCAACGAGGAGTTTTATAAATGGAAATTTAGTGTGCCACCATTCTTGAGTATTGACTTCGGTAGAGACTCTAATGCTGTGCGTGCTGAGTATCTTTTAGGTATAAGAAACCTTACAGACATCTTAGAAGAAAATGGTCAGAACCTTGAAGATCATCTTCGCACCAGAGCAATTGAGGATGCTATGAAGATTATAATTCGACAAGAAGTCGAGCAAGCTTATGATGTAACTTTACCAGTAATGAACGCTGAACAGGATGCTCAAACAGCTCAAACACCACAAACACCTCAACAACCACAATCTTAATTATGAAATTTTTTGAAATCAATCAAGACGCATTTGCGCAATTCCTTTCTACACAAGAGAAGAAGCATAAGTATAAATGGGAAAATGATAACGGTAATGGTAATGGTTTTTCTATGATCTATAACCAAAGACATTTACCTGTTATCGAAAACGGTATAGGTTATGTTCACGTTTATGGAACACTACTTACTGATGCTACAGACTATGATAAAATGACTGGTAATACAGACTATAATGATATCATGGAAGAGCTTGAAGAGCTTGTAGAGCAAGGTGTTAAAGCTATTGTGCTTGTCATTAACTCTGGTGGTGGAACAGTTCAAGGTTCATATGAGTGTGCAAACTACATTAAGAACTTACCAGTTCCAACTATTGCTTCAGTAGAAGGTTATGCAACAAGTGCTGCTTATAAACTAGCTGCATCATGCACCCATATTCATGCCACCGAAACATCTATCGTAGGTAACATTGGAACAATCATGACTTATGCAGATCAATCAGCTCAATACCAAGCTGCTGGTTTAAATATGCTTACATTCGTCAATGACGGTGCTATCTATAAGTCAATTGGTCATGGTGACACAAGTCTCACTGAAGAACAAATGAGTTACTTACAAGAGCAAATCAATACAGCAGGAACCAAATTCCAAGACTATATTAAGCGTGCAAGACCAGAAGTATCCGAAGATTGCTTTACAGCTGCTTGGTATTCGGGCGAGCAGGCTGTTGATAAAGGATTGGTTGATATGATTGCAACTGATGAAGACATTGAGGAGATGATGTTAATGTTGATTGGAGAGTAAGCGATTACGAGCCCGGGTAGCTTGTCTTTTAGCTATGGATTCCGGGCTCCATTTTTTACCTTTATTGTGTGCAGGTCTACCTTTCTTAGCTTCACTTATTTTACTCTTAGTTTCCTCAGAACGTTTACTACCTTTCTTAGCTTCACTATTTTTTCGCTTAGACTCATCAGACATCTTTCTACCTTTACCTGATTCACTCATTTTGCGCTTTGCTTTTAAAGTATGCTTTCTACCTTTACCTGATTCACTCAGTTTTTTACGAGTTTCCTCAGAAGGTATACGTCCACTTGAACCCTCCCCACCATCAGTCATATTACATAAACTCTCTCTACCAAGTGTAGCAATAGCTTGCTTCTCAAGTATAAAGGCTTGTTCTTCGGTTAAATTATTAAGTAAAATTGTTACATTATAACCATGCTTTGTAGCAATATTTTTCCAATGTTTATTTCTACGACTAACATTCCAAGCTCGTTTGCCCTCACCTTTACCTACATAAAATATACTACCATCTGTAGCACGAGTATGAACATAAACATAAAACTTATTCTCCATAATTAATTGTATTCTATAATAGAGTTTTGTCAACACTTTTTGACACTCTTATCATTTGTATAATGAATATTTTCCGTAATAACAAACTACAACTCGAGAGTTTGCAAACAGTCATTTCGCAACATGAGGCCCTCATCGCAGAACTTACTTCAGAGAAGATCGCTTTAGTTGATCAAAATAAATCTTTGACTGAGCAACTTGCTGAACTCAAAACAGATCATGAAGTTCTTGAAGTTCAAACTGAGGAAGTAACAGAACAGCTTACAGAAGTTGTTGAAGAAGTAAAAGAGCTAGTTGAGACTGCTGTTTCTGTTGAAGCAGTTGCATCACTTAAAGCGATTGAAGTTCTAAATACACTTGGTGTTGCTCCAGTAGATGTTATCGAAGATGAAGCTCAAGAAGCAATCGAAAACAACAAACCTTCTGTTGCAGATCAACTTAAGTCTCTTTCTGGTAAAGAGCTTAATGAATTCTTCAATGCAAACAAAGCAGAGATCTACAAATTAATCAAGGGTAGATAATCTTATTTGACACTCTTTCTATAATGTAATATAGGTATGCACAACCTACAATGTGCCACAACAATTTAACTAATAAAATAATATGCCAAGTAATTTCGACGCAAGTTTAGTCAACAAAGTGCTTTCTCAAGCAGCTTTGACAAGAGTTCAAAACAAGTTAGCCTTTTTGGGTGCTTTCACCACAGACTTCTCTGAAGAAGTTCGTGACAAGCGTTCCCGTTCGGTTATGGTTCCTTTCGTGAGCGGTGGTAACGCTGTTCAAGTTAACCCAACTAACTTTGAAACAGGTGACACAGAAATCGGTAACCGTACCATCACACTTGATCACATCTCCAAGTCCTTCAACATCACATCTGCTGATTATGGTGTTGGTCGTAGACTTGAAATGCTCGCTCAGTATAACATGGATGCAGTTGCTTCCAAGATCGAAGCAGTAGTTTTCGCTCTGTTAACTGAAACTAACTTTGGTACACCAGCTGTTACAGGTATCACAGCAGGTGCAATGTCCGTTGCTAACCTTAAGACTCTTTACGGAGCGATTCCAGGTGATGTCAAAGTTGCTATCCTTAAGGATAACGAGTTTGCTAACTTGCTTCCTTCTGACCTTAACGGTTTCGACATCACACGTCAACGTAGTGGTTACGGTTACGATGTAATCGACCGCTCTGGTGCTGGTTTCGCAAGCGCAGGTACAAAGATTGTTGGTTTCGGTGCAAATCCAGCTGCTCTAGTTATGGCTTCTGCTCTTCCTGAGTATCACCCTGGTGTTGGTGATCTGCTTGACCTTCAAACAGTCGAGATCCCAGGCCTTGGTATCTCTGTGCAGTCATGCATCTGGGGTTCAACTGGAACACGTAACGTTTGGGGAAGCTTTGATGTCCTCTTCGGTGCTCAAGTTGGTGACTCTGCTGCAGGTAAGCTTGTAAAGACTATCTAATATCGCATCTCATACTAAACCCTCTCCATTAAGTTGGAGGGGGTTTTTTATTGTTTAAATTTACATTTGACATAAGCCCTTTAATATGGCCTCAGTAGTAAACATAGAGACAAAAAGAAATCAGACATGGGCTGGGTTAACAGTGCAGTTCCTCTTAAATGATGTACCAGTAGACCTTACAGGTGCTGTTATTAAAATGCAAATTAAGAAAGAACCATGTAGCCCTACTCCAGAAATTGAGTTTAGTAATACTGATGGCACAATAACAATTACAAATGCTGCTGAAGGTAGATTTGCTGTTGATCCTTATGAGTTTGATCTTGCTCCTCGTAACTATTATTATGATATATATGTCGAGCATGCAAATCGTAAAGACTACATTGTAGATGTAAGCCGTTTTGAAATCACAAGCACTGTAACTAACTAATTTTATGGCAGATACTATAACAGCAAATATCAGCAGCTATCCTACAGCTATTTCAGCTAGCTTGTCTACATATATGACAAGTATTTC